CGCATCTGCCAACAATGACACGGCTTCGGGCCTTGTCGATGCAATCAATGCCGTGTCTGGCTTTGATGCAACCCTCTTGACCAACTGCTTGAGCGTTGACCTGTTCCGGCAGGGCGGCGTCAACGTCATGCTCTCAACCGCACAGATCGAGTTCCCTGACCGCGACGATATCCCGTACCGCGTGCATGATGATCGTGCCACGCTCGAGTTCGTGGATTCTGCCGATATGCTGTTCTTCGGCAAGCACACCGACGCAGGGCTTCCAATGCCACATACCTTCGGTGGCATCCTTGTTGAGTACGACGCGGGCTTTGACGGACTGAGCGAGATTCCTGCTGACCTTGCCCAAGCCTGTATTGAGTTGGTGCAGTTTGCATATAGCAACAAAGCCGAGAACCCGACCATGCAATCCGAGTCGATTGGCTCATACTCGTACACCCGTGCAGCCGACCCGATCCGCTCATCTGATCGTATTCGAGAACTGTTGGCCCAATTTGTAGATCGGAAGTCATGAGCGTCACCGAACTCATCACGAAGCACGGCGTATCAATCACCATCCAGACTGCCTCAACGTCAAGAGATGCGTCTGGCTTTCCAACGCTGACATACTCGAACGGCTCGACCGTCACCGGGTTCATTCAGCCAGCCGGTGCTTCGGAGCCTCTGCAAGCAGGCCGTGACGAGATGGTGATCACGCATCGAGTGTACTTCGACGCAGGCGTTGACATCGCACCAACCAACCGGCTCAAGTTCACCGATCCCGCAAACAGCGACCTTCGGTTCTTGGAGGTGGTCGGCGTGATCAAGCCCGGCATGTTCTCCGGTGCTGCGTCGTTGGCTCACGTTGTGGTTGACTGTTCAGAGGACTCGACGGCGGTATCATGAGTTATAAGTTCGACTCAAATTTAGGGAAACGATTAGGTGAGGCGATTGCTGCTAACGCGGTAAGGGCAGCGGCTATATCAATAAGAAAGACTGCAAAGGATCTTGTCAATCGTGGTGCGTCTGAAAAGCGGGTGAACTCAAAAGGTCGCCGAGTTTGGGCGAGTGGTTCAAAATCACCAAACCCACCATTCAACTTTACAGGTGCGCTCTTTCAGAATATCAAAGCCGATCTGAGAAACGCCAAAGGAGCAAGACCCATGGCGAGAGTTGGACCAGATGGAAAGATCGTTCCCTACGCTGCTCGGCTTGAGTTTGGCTTTGTCGGTACTGACAGAAAAGGTAGAACAATCAATCAAGGGCCACGGCCATACATGCGTCGAGCGTTAAGTGAGGGAGCCAAAAAGGCAAACAAAGCGGCAATGCAAGCCGCAAAAGATGCCATGCGCAAGTTTGCTAGACGTGGAGGAAGATCATGAGTCAAGACGTTGTGAAAGCGTTCTACACCCAATTGATCAGCCAGCAATTCAACTTGCTCGGCTTCTATAATGCGGTGGGTGGCCGTATTTACGAGCAAGAAGCACCGGCGATGAAAAACACGCCGTTGGCTATCTTCCAGTTAATTAGCGCTCCTTTCGAGGAAACCTTCAACAGGAGCACAGTCAAGGACTATCTGTTCCAAGTCGATATCTACAACAGAAAGCAAGATGGTATGGCGGCATTGGGTGCACTCCAGACCAAATTGTTTGATCTTATGCAACACGGCACGCCATTAATCGACAACCATGATCGTGCCCTCATCGAATGTACCAACGACGGTATTCGCTCTGTGGAGGGCGAGTACCTAAGAGTCACCACTGAATTCCGGCTTCGCACTGGGGCCACAGTCTAAGGATCTATAAACATGGCACGTATCTCAGGTTCGGACGGATCTTGCTCCATCACCGGCTACAAAGTTCTTTTCAATACTTGGTCTGCAACTTTCAGCCAGCCCATCATTGAACTCACCGCCTTCGGTGACACCTTTGCCGAGAAGAGTGGCGGTGTCATGTCTGGCACTTTCTCTGCTTCTGGCTTGATGCAGAAAGACGTTGACGGCGAACCAATGCCAACGCCCGGCGGTTCAATCGCTATGGCGAGAACTGGCGTTGCTGTCGAACTCAAGGCCGCAACCGGCGACGATTGCATGTGGAGCGGTAACGCTGTCATTGGTAGCGTTTCCCCAACCAGCACGATGAATGGTGAGGCGTCTTGCTCGGTTGACGGCGAGTTCACCGGAGCCATCACACTGACTTGGGATGAGTCCTAAAAGATGGACCGAAAGCGGCAGCCAGATGATTGGTTGACGGTTGTTCAGTTCAAGGGACTCAAAACCGGCAAGATCATCACGAGGAAGTGTGGCAGCAATGCTGAAACTATTGAAGAGGCACAAAGCCTTGCTTTATCGTATTACTATCTGACCAACGACATCAACCGTCTGGTCAGTATTGAAACCAAGCGGCGGCGGGATTGGACGGAAACTACAGTCTCGCTGCCGCCACATCTGAGAGGAATGACATGATTAAGGAAGTCACGATCACACTCGACGGGCAGGAGTTCACGGTCAGCCGTCTGTCTGTTCGCAAGATCCACGAAGTGGGCCACCAAATCTTCAACGTTCGCCGCAAGGAGTTAATCAGCGACTGCCAAGCGGTAGGCATGGACAATGACCAGACCGTTGCCAAAGTGTCCGAGTTGCGGCAAGCATGGGATCAAGGCACCGAAGTCAAGCGACAGGCATACACCGAGTTGGGTGCCCGTATGTTTATTGCGTCTGCACTCACTGATGCAAAGCATGACCCAGACGTGCTTGACGCTGTTGACGATCTTGCCGAGTTGGCTTCTGCGTCTGCCGAGGTCTGTGGCCTCTGGAATCCGTTCGCCGACGGCAATGACGAGCCGGTCGAGATTGACCCTGATGCCGAGGAGATCAAGCCCAGCAATCAAGGGTAAAGCCGGGTGTGAGTTGTGTTCGGCGTGATTGGCTCAGAGAGCGGGCCTACATCGCTCACTTCTTCCCCGGCGTTGGTGAGCCGATAAATCTAACAATGCCCGAGTGGAATGGTCTGCTTGGGCAAGTTCCTGAGTTGGCAAAAATGAGGTGACTTCGTGGCAGACATTCCTGCTGGTTCTCTGACCGTCAAAGTTGACGCATCGATCAAGCCACTCGAGGACGGCTTGAACAAGGCGAAGCAGAAAGTCGCTCAGGCCGACAAGGCTATTCAGCAAACGACGGAGAACACAAAGCGCGGCTTCTTCGAGGCTGGCGGCAAGGTCAAGGACTTTCAAACCAAACTCTCTGAGTCGCTTGGCGTCATCGCTGGCTTTGCTGCTGCGGCCCAGTTGATCGGTGGGCTGGCGGATGGTTTCACGGCTGCACGCGAAGCCGTCAAAGAAGCCAGCGATACACTCGACGCGCTTGACAAAGGAACGGCTGCGTTCCTCCAGAAGGTTCCTGTCCTCAATAACTTTGCCAACTTTGGTCGATCACTTGCCATCGGCCTTGGTCTTGCCACCGATGAAGTCAAAGAGTTGCAAGAGGCTCTTGAGGCTACCCGTCGAGAGCAAGCCCTGTTCACTGCTGCTATTGGCGGACAGAACCAGTCGCTTGCAAATCAGGCACAGATCCAAGAACTGCTAGGCAACACGCTTGAAGCCAACAGGCTCAAAGCAGAGCAAGCCTTCAAGGCACAATTGAAACAAGCAAACGAACTGCGTGCAGAGGCCCGCAAGTTTGCGCAAGAGCAAGGCACTTCGGTCAACGAAGGGCGTGCGGGTGTTGCTCAGAGACAAGCAGAAGAACTAGAAAAGCAAGCCCGGCAAATCAAAGAACTGACCATCCAAGCCGCCGAGCGCGCTGAAGAAGAGAGGCTCATTGCTGAAGAAGCAGCAAAAGCCAAAGAAGAAGCCGACGAGGCGAGAAGGATTGCAGAGCAGCAAGAACGCATTGCGTCGGCCCGGCTTGCCAAAGAACAGCAACTCAGTGCGGCGATTGCTGACATCACGCAAGACCAGCAAGATCGTCTGCAGATTGCAGAGTTGGAACTGCAGATTGCACAGGCGACCAGCCAGACTGTCAAAGAAGAGTTGCAGCAATCGCTCGAACTCGTCAAGGCAGAGAACGCATTGCGTGACGCTTCCGAGAAGGTCAACGATCTGTTCGCCGAACGTATAGAACTGGCGAAGCAAAGTGGTGCTGCCGAGGCTGATCTGGCAAGCATTGAGCGTGAACGCCTGAACTCATTGGACCGCCTGAAGCAAGAGTTTGAAGCCAAGGAGCAGCAGCGTGCTACTGAACTTGCACGCAAGCGGAAAGAAGAGGCTGAAGCACTTGAGAAACAGAAGGCGGAAGCGGCCAAGAAGGCGGCTGAGGAGTCGGCAAGGAAGCAGCAAGAACTGCTCAAGAAAATTGCAGAAGCAGGCAAGAACGTCTTCGACACAACCATCGCAGGCTTTGAGGTCATCATCCCGACCGACCTGCTTAATAAGACAGCACAGTTGGCAAAGAAAGCCGCAGCACCGATTGGCCTATCTGGTGCCTTGACTACTGAGAGTCAGGCCCTCAGCGGTATCTTGCCATCGCAAGAAGACCAGATCAGAAAACTTGACAAGATCATTGCGCAAGATCAAGAACGGAATACACTCTTGCAGAAAGTCATTGACGCGGTCAGAGAGTCAGCAACAAGCGGAGCATTCACCTGATGGGTTTGGTAGCAACCGAAAGTATAAACACCGGCGGATTCACGACGAGTGACGATGCGCAATCTACCTCTGCAACTCGTGTCTTCACTGTTGTGTCGACTGATGATTCCGGATCCCCAGTAGCATCAACCGAACTCGAAGCGATTGGTGCTTGTGAGATCGGTATCGGATCGGAGCACCCGGACTACAATACTCTGATATGTCGTGACATAAACGTGACACGAGAGACAGGTCATATCGGTGTCTTCCGTTGCACTTTTGTGTACAAATATCCTGACACGATTGATCCCGGTGGTCCACCCGACACCGATGGTGGTGGTGCTCCGTTTCAAACCGCTGTCAACTTGAACTTTCGTGGCAAGTTTGAGAAGTTGTGGCGAGTGGATCCAAACCCGGAAGCAGAGCCATATACCGGAGGTGACAGCGGTGAGGATATCGGCGGCGTAGCGGTAGACGCTTTCGGCGAGGTCCAACGTACGACACTGATTGTCAAGGCACAAGTACAAACCACCATGCGATTGAGAGTTCGCATCACTGACAGTGTGAACTACATCACCAGACTGCAACAGTTTGTCGGCACTCGAAACTCTGAGACGTTTCTTGGTGCTCAACCCGGGACGTTGCTCTATGTAGGTTCAAACAGTCGTAGGATTTCGGGCAACCTTTACGAGTTCACACATACGATCGAGTTTGACAAGTTCAAGCACCAAGAGCAAGCACCGACACCCGGCGTCGGACCTTTTGGAGTAGAACTAGGAAGTGATGATCCCAATCAAGACAGTTATGTTTACCGAAGAAGAGCATTTCCTGTTAAGTGGGTGCAACCTTACCCGCAACTCAATCCTTTCAGCGCATTAGCAATCGACATCAGCCTATGAGCGACATACCAAAAATTACAGAGGGACTTAACAAGTTCACACCTGATCTGTTTGCCCGCATGGGTCGAGCGATTCAAGTTGCTGAAAGAACAGAGTTCAAAGACGAAGTTCCGGGCTTCAAGGTCTGGCCGTCCTTCTGGGCGACGTTGGTTGGCTTTCATTGGGAGAACCAAGGCCAGAATGAAGAGAACATTCGCATCCGCAGATATCTGTATCTGTGGGAGGGTGCAGGCTTTTCTTCTGGACTAGATCCGCTGGAGCCGGGTTTTGCTCCTGCTATAAACCTTGCAGAGTTTAGAAGTGGAGGAGAAGCAAGCCAAACCTATCTGGGCGTCAACGTTGAAAGACTAAAAGAAAGCAGCAAGTTCAGGCAGATGCCGTATATCAACTCCGGTCAGTCAATTGTTGACGATGAAACGGGTGAACTCACCGTTGGTATTGGAAATTCGAATCAAGCAGAATCCTACTTCAAAGGAGGTCGAGGCCCGACTGTCCGTATGTATCTGCTTGAGGTCAAAGATGAAGACCGAATCAATCCGGCAACTGGTGAACCTTTCGAGTTCGACGAAAGGATTGGCGTGTATGCTTTCAGTGCAACGCCAATGTTTGACGGACCTTGTAGGTAGATCAATGAGCAATCATCGAGCCTGTTGTTGTGGAGATGAAAACTGTGTGGTAGGCCAAATGAGGTTTGCCCAGATTGAGCCGCAGATGCTTCCGGAAAAGTTTCTGACCCATGATACGGACTTCGCCATCCCGGGAAAGGTCTCATTTTGGGTGAGATACGAAGTGAAAACCTGCGACAACCCAAATGTCGTAGTTGAACAAGAGACAAGAATCATCACCGGATTTTCACCAGACGATGAACCTGAATACCAAGTTCGTGAAATTTTGGAGGGTGACTTAGATACGCTCTTTATGAGTGACCTTGGTGTGCAAACTGCGCCCTTTTTCGGTATCACTTCTCCGGGTTCGGAGGGTTCTATGGCTCTGCCGGGAACAAACAGATCGGTTGTGCATACCGTATACCACACGACTCAGTCGATGTACGAAGGCGACATGCGCAACTCGGGTGATCCCCTCTATAGAAACTACGCCCGCAATTGTTTCAAAGTGATCGTCCCCGATGTGGTTGGAGGGTCAGAAGAAAAGCCATACTTGACTAAAGATGAATGGGAAGCGCTTGACGAGTATCGGATTGTCTTCCGTAGCATTGGGACAGATCCCGGTCTCGTTGATGATGATGCGAAAGTTGCGCAGAAGGGAGTACACATCTTTTCGGGAAGCAGCGCGGTCGGGTTTCAAGAACTCGATTGCGTACCTTTCGTGTACAGCCCTCTTTTGCACTTGCTTCCGTACGGCGTGATTGGCGGCTTTGCTTACGACGACGAAGTTCTCTTCAAAACGTATGACTTCAAAACATATTACCACGATCAAATTGGTCTCATAATTCCAGAAGAGTCGCAAGGTTCGGCACAAATCTCAAGCCCCGGAGGACTGGGTGTTTGTGATGTTAAGTCGCAAATTGCTCCCGGTGATATGCCAAAATATGAGATCATTGCTGTTGCTGTCGATGATAAACCACCACCCGGTGAACTCGGTTCAAGTCTTCCGTTTCCTATAATCAGAACCTTTCCTATTGCATTTCAAACTTTCTCAATTGAAATGCCCAGTATTAAGCATGAATTCATCTACGACGCCGAACTTACTTGTGCGGAATTCTATGGCGGAGAATGTGATCCAGATGACTTTTTCTGTTTCTGCAGAGTTGAGGAAGTGTGCCACGGTATCAAGACGGCACCTGCGTATGCTGGGTACACCGGCTTTGGAATTGAGGACGCTATAAGGCATGGCGAAAGAAGTGTTGCAGATCACCCTCTAAGAAACCGTCTTTTTGTGCAAGGAATCAAGAGAAAGACCAGTGGTGATAAATTTGTTGCCGCTTGCTTTTCTGAACCGGGCAGTACCGACTTTGAAGGAAACAACTATCAGGTTTTCACTGGAGGAGAAGCAAATGCAATCCTGAATGATATGTTTCCCGGAGACTTTAATTTCGGTTCTCCAATTGTCAACCCTGATCTGCCAGATCCAAATGCTCCGGGTTGTGATGGTCTCACAGATATCCCATACGCTTTGAACTTCACAAATGAATTCACACAAGTATGCGGTTGCGCACCCGTGACCTGCAATTTTATAAACTACGGAATCATTGATACGCCAAACACTCCTAGTGGTGTCAAAGGCGGACAGTTATTTCTTAAGACTCCCGGTATTCGATTCATCGGTAACGACGGCCTTGTTCTCTTCGATGATCTTGATATCAACCCAAATCTAGGCGAGGATCGTATATATGGCCAACCTCAACTCACCTTCCCTTAATCATGTGCATATACCTTAGAGACAACAAGTGTTTGCTCGAGCGACCCAAAGAGTCCATGTGCTTTGATTGCAAGATGAGCAGGCGTGACAAAGTGACTGGCCTTGGCGATCTGGTCGCGCTGACGATCAACACAACACCAGCCCGGCACCTCAAATGGAAGA